ATAAAAAATACTACTGATTACCAAAATAATTATGCTGACGGTTCTGCTTCCGTAGGAATGTGGGCTAGTAGAACAGCTGGAACTTGGGGAAATAGTTTATCTATATCTTCTTGTCCTTCTGCTACTGCTTACGAAGAAGTTAACAAAACTACTGTAAATGACGCTGCCACAACAGTCGGCGATACAGTAATGACGGTAACATCTGGTACAGGAATCAGCGCTGGCGACATAGTAAACTTTGGAGACGAATACGAATATAGAGTTATTAGTGTATCAACTAATGATATAAACTTCGTAAGAAAAGAAGAGCCTCAATATTATGGCACTTCTGATTCATCTGGCTTACATAAGGTACTAACAAACGGTGCTCAAGTAAGACGAAGATGGAGACATTATGATTTATTTAATAAAGCTCCTGGAACATCAACTTATGCTCAAGCAAGAGGCGGTAGTGATGACGAACTACACGTTGTTATTGTTGACGAAGATGGTGGAATTTCTGGAACAAAAGGTGAAGTATTAGAAAAATTTGAAGCAGTTTCAAAAGCTTCAGATAGTAAATCTGCTCAAGGCGATAATAATTATTACGCTGATGTAATTTACAAATCTTCTAATTACATTTACTGGATGGACCACAATCCTTCAGGATCAAATTGGGGAACAGCTGCTTCAGGCACAACTTTTACAGCGGTAACTTCTGTATCTAATGTATCATTATCAAATGGTGCAAACGGATCATCTGCTACTACTGGACAAAAGAAAACAGCTTACGAATTATTCCAAGACGCTGAAACAACAGACGTTGGTTTAATTATGGCTGGTGACGGAGACGCTACTCATATTGATAACTTAATCACAATCGCTGAGAAAAGAAAAGACTGTATAGTTTTTGCTTCTCCAGAGAGAAGTGATGTAGTTAATATATCTAACTCAAATACACAAAAAAGTAATGTAGTTGGTTTCTTTAATGGAATCGCTTCATCTTCTTATGTGTCTTTTGATTCTGGATACAAATATATGTACGACAGATATAGCGATGTTTACAGATACGTACCACTTAACGGAGATATGGCAGGATTATCTGCTAGAACTGATTTAATTGCAGACGCTTGGTATTCACCAGCAGGATTAAACAGAGGTATCGTTAGAGGTGCAGTAAAACTTGCTTTCAATCCAACACAATCTCAAAGAGATGAATTATACAGAGCTAGAATTAATCCTGTGACCACGTTCCCAGGACAAGGTACTGTATTATTCGGAGATAAAACTGGATTAAGTACACCAAGTGCTTTTGACAGAATAAATGTACGAAGACTGTTTATAACTTTAGAGAAGGCGATAGCAACTGCTTCTAAATTCCAATTGTTTGAATTCAATGATGAATTTACAAGAGCGAACTTTAGAAACATTGTAGAACCTTTTTTAAGAGAAGTACAAGGACGAAGAGGTATCACAGACTTTTTAGTAGTGTGTGATGAAACTAACAACACAGGCGAAGTAATTGATAGAAACGAATTTGTTGCTGAGATTTTTGTTAAACCAGCAAGAAGTATCAACTTTATCACATTACAATTCATAGCTACACGAACAGGTGTTAGCTTTGAAGAGGTCGCAGGCTAAGAATAGAAACGGAGAACAACAATGGCAAACATTAATGACTTCAAAGCTAAACTTGCTGGCGGCGGCGCTAGAGCGAACCTATTTAAGGTAGTAATGCCTTTCCCAGGTTACGCACAAGTTGGTGGAGAAATAGAAGACCTAGCATTCTTATGTAGAGCGGCTGCTCTTCCAGGTATGACTATAAATGAACTTCCTGTTTTATTTAGAGGAAGAACAATTAAAGTTGCTGGAGACAGACCATCGTTTGCACCTTGGGGAATCCAAGTGTATAACGACACAAACTTTAAATTAAGAAATGCTTTTGAAAGATGGCAAAACGGTATAAACAATATGACTGATAACGAAGGATTAACAAATCCTGCTGATTATCAAGTAGACGCATTTGTTGACCAATTAGACAGAAACGGAGCAACTATTAAATCTTATACTTTAAGAGGTGCATTCCCAACTGCTATAGGAGCAATTGCATTGTCATATGACGAAGCTGGAGAAGGAATTGAGCAATTTGACGTAACCTTTGCTTACAACTTCTTTGAAAGTAATACCACTACTTAAAAATTACTTATAAATAGTATTATAAGTTTTAAGGAGATTATAAATTATGGCTGAATTATTTGGATTTTCTATAACGAGGACTAAAAAACCTCAGGATCCAAAACAATCGTTTACACAACCACAAGCGGATGATGGCACACAAACCATCGCCGCTGGTGGTTACTACGGTCAGTACCTGGATATGGAAGGTCAGTCAAAGACTGAACAAGACCTTATCAGACGTTATAGAGAAATAGCATTACATCCCGAATGCGATATGGCAATTGAGGATATTATCAACGAGTCAATTGTTGCTAATGAACTCAAGGACGCTATACGTTTAAATTTGGATGCGTTACCATTTGGTAAAGATGTACGAAGAAAAATAGAAAACGAATTTAAAGAAGTTTTAAGATTGATGAACTTCCAGACTAAAGGACACGATATCTTTAGACGTTGGTATGTAGATGGTAGATTATACTATCACAAAGTAATTGATTCTGAAGCGACAAGAAAAGGTATAACAGAATTAAGATATATTGATCCTAGAAAAATTAAGAAGATTAGAGAAGTAAGAAAGAAAAGACCTGATGGTCCTATACCATTTGGTTTAAGTGTTGTAGATGATATACAAGAATATTTTTTATTCAATGAAAAAGGTGTAACCAATACAACATCTGGTGGAATAAAAATTGCTGTTGACGCAATTGCATTTTGTCCTAGTGGTTTGATAGACCAAAATAAAAATATGGTTCTATCTTATTTACATAAGGCAATTAAACCTGTCAATCAATTAAGAATGATTGAGGACGCAAGTGTTATATACAGAATAGCAAGAGCACCAGAAAGACGAATATTCAAAATTGATGTAGGTAATTTACCTAAAATCAAAGCTGAACAATATCTCCGTGATGTTATGGCAAGATACAGAAACAAGCTTGTTTATGACGCAAACACAGGAGAAATTAGAGATGACAGAAATTATATGTCAATGCTTGAAGACTTTTGGTTACCAAGTAGAGAAGGTGGTAGAGGAACAGATATTACTACTTTACAAGGTGGACAAAATCTTGGTGAGATTTCTGACATAGAATACTTTAGAAGCAAACTTTATAGAAGTTTAAACGTTCCTTCAAGTAGATTAGAAGCTTCATCTGGATTTAATCTAGGAAGAAGTACTGAAATTACTAGAGATGAACTTAAATTTACAAAGTTTGTACAAAGGTTAAGAAAGAAATTTACTGAAATATTTAATGACATTTTGAGAACTCAATTAGTTTTAAAACAAGTGATTACAGCAGAAGATTGGTTAATAATTAGAGATATTATCCAGTATGACTTTTTGCAAGATGGACATTTTGCTGAACTAAAAGATTCTGAATTATTATTAGAAAGAATAAGACTCGCTGATACAATGCGAGATTACGTTGGTAAATATTTTTCAGTAGAGTACGTAAGAAAAAAAGTTTTACGTCAAAATGATAGAGAGATTGAAGATATTGATAATCAAATTAGAAAAGAAATCAAAGATGGTATTATTGCAGATCCAATGCAACAATATCAATCTTCAGCTTCACAAATGAACATAGATGGAATTGAACAAGGAGAAGAATAATGGCTGATAAAGAAAGCAAAACATCAAAATTTGTAGACTTACTACAAAAAGGAAAAAATGCTGACGCTGGTCAAGCATTTAAAGACGCATTAAGAGATAAAGTTGCCTCTTCACTAGATAAGGCAAGAGTAGATATCGCAGGTAAAGTATTTAATGGAGTAAGTGCTGAAAAGCATAGTGATCCAAAACCAGCGGTAACAGCTAGTGCTGATAGAACTGATAAGATTATGGATACTGATGGTAACGAAATACAATTTACACCAACAGCTGACGCACCAACGGCAGACGTACCAGAGGTTAAGTAATGGTTGAAGGTACCTTTACAAGTACTATAATGGAACAAGGAAAATTTCTTGATTCAAAAAGTTATAATAACTTGTCGCCTAAAATGAAATTGGCAGTACAAGATACTTTTAAGATGATAGAAAGTGCAACTGGTAACGTTATAGAAAAATTTGAAGGTTCAGTAGAAAAAGTTGCTGAGATTCGTGATGTTAATAAACAAGATTTAATGGATTACTTTGAAAAAGAAACAGACGAATTATTAGGAGAATAATATGGCGTGGGTAGATGTACCAGGATCAAATAATATTTGGGAGTATGAAAATACTGCCACAGCATCCAATACGTATGCAGACGCACCTGGAACTTATTCTGGTGGCGTAAGAACTTATACAACTCCTGGAACAGGACAAGTAAATACAGTTTATGCTAGATGTAGAAAAAAAGGAACTACTGTTGAACGTGGTGAACTGTCTAAAGATTTTTTTGACGCAACACACGTAGGATTTTAATGACAGTAGTAGCTGAGAAATTAGTTGACAATACAGAATTGGTTATCAATACTGTAAATGGTAATGGAAATGAAGAGAGTCAATTAGTACAAGATATTAGTACGTTAGAAAATGCAACGTCTGAACCAAAAGTATCTATAGTAAATGTACACCACGATATACAAGGCACAGGCAAGGTGACATTATTATTTGGAGAAACAGATACTTTAGAATTAGAAGGACGTGGTAACTATGGTATGAAACCTAGTGAACTAAAGAAAGAAGGAACTGAAAGTATAAATGTAAAATCAGACGCTGATGTAAGTAAATTTAATTTAGTTATGGAGTGTCATAAAGAAACAGGATTTAATTAAGATGGCAGATACAGTATCAACACAAACAATATCAGATACAGCAGGCGTAAAGTATGTTGTTAAACTGACTAACATATCTGATGGTTCAGGTGAAACTTTAATTAAAAAAGTAGACGCTTCTGAACTTACTTTTATGAGTGAAGATGGAGAAAGAAGTATCGCAAGAGTATATTATTCAATCAATACTAGTGATAGTAAATCAGGTGTTGAGATTATTTGGGACGGCGCTACAAACGCTACGGCGTTATTCCTTTCAGGACAAGGAACTATTGATTTAAGAACTGATGGAAATTCGTTTAAAAACAACGCAACTACCCCTACAGGAGATGTATTATTAAGTACTAGAAACTTTGCTGTAGGTGATAACTACTCAATAATAGTAGAGTTTAGGTAAGAAAATCGTATAAATAGTAAAGAAGAGAGAGATATATGAAACTAATTACAGAAGAAGTACAAGACGCTAAATATATCGTTGAAGAAGTCAACGGTAAAAAGCAATATAAAATTAAAGGTGTCTTTTTACAAGCTGATATCAAAAATAGGAACGGAAGAGTTTATCCTAAAGAGATATTACAAAAAGAAGTTTCAAGATATAATAGAGAATTTGTTAACAAAAATAGAGCATTTGGTGAGTTAGGACATCCTGACGGACCAGTTGTTAACCTAGAAAGAGTAAGTCATATGATTACAGACTTACATCCTGATGGGTCTAACTTTGTTGGCGAAGCTAAGATAATGGATACACCATACGGTAAGATTGTTAAAAATCTTATTAGCGAAGGTGCTCAATTAGGAGTGTCTTCAAGAGGTATGGGTTCATTAGTTAATAGAGGTGGTATTAACGAAGTAGGAAGAGATTTTTACTTGGCTACTGCCGCTGACATTGTAGCCGATCCGTCTGCTCCAGACGCTTTCGTAGAAGGAATTATGGAAGGAAAAGAGTGGGTATGGGACAATGGAGTTATAAAACAAAGAGATATTGAAGAATATAAGAAGTATATACAAGAAGCGAAGAGATTACAACTTGCAGAAGCTAAGGCAAATGTGTTCAAATCGTTCATTGAAAAACTGTAATATTATAAATATCTAATAACAAATAAATAAACGTTTATTTAATTAAAGGGAGTCTTTAAAATGGCCGATACAGACAAAATAGAAGCGTTAGAAGCTGAAGCAGTGAACGAAGCTAATGCAGTTAGTCCACAAGCGGATGCTCCTAAAAAGAATGCTGTGCCGTCCGAACCTACACATCTGAAAAACGATGCTGAAGATTTAGGCGCACCTGTGGTTAAACCTACAGACAGCAATCCTGACGCAACTAAAAAAGTTAAGACAGTTTCTGGACAAGCTCCTCAAAAGAATCAAGGTGCTGCTGACGCAATGCCTAAACTTAAAGAAGAGTCTAAAGAAACTGATAAAGACAAATCCGATAAAGAAATCAAAGAAGGCGAACTTCCTGCTGCTTTGAAAAAAGCAATAGAGAAGAAAAAAGAAGGCGAAGAAGTTAAAGAAACTATTGACGCTGGTGAAGTTTCAAAAATGGCTGACAAGAAAAAAGAAGTAGACCAAAAAACTGCTAATGTCGCTAAAGAAGAAACAAAAGAAGATGAAAAGAAAAAAGAGATTGACGTTAAAGAAGACGTTGCTGCTCTTATCGCTGGAGAAGATGATTTAACGGAAGAGTTTAAATCAAAAGCTGCTACTATTTTTGAAGCTGCGATTAAATCTAAAGTAAAAGATATCGCTGAGTCAATGGAAGCAGATTATAACAACAAATTAGAGCAAGAAAGTGCTAAAGCGAAAGACGAGTTAACTGAAAAAGTTGATTCTTACCTATCATACGTTGTTGAAGAGTGGATGAAAGAAAACGAAATCGCTCTTGAAAGAGGTATTAAAGGAGAAATCGCTGAGGACTTTATTAGTGGTCTTAAAAAATTATTTGAAGACCATTACATTGATGTTCCTGACGAAAAATATAACGTGCTTGAAGACCAAGCAGGTAAAATTGAAAAGTTAGAAAAGGAACTTAATGAGCAGATAGCTAAAAACGTTGAGTTAAACAAAGAAGTTGGTACTAAAGAAAAAGAAGAAATTAAATCTAAAGTATCAGAAGATTTGGCTGACACAGCGAAGGAAAAATTTGCTAAACTTGCTGAAGAAATTGAATACTCTAACGCAGAAGATTACCAAAAGAAATTAGAAACTGTTAAGGAATCTTATTTCGGTAAAGGTGAAGCGAAAGAGAATCTTGATGATGTGGCGGCAGTTGGATCAGAGCCTGTTGGCGAAGATTTAACAAAAGCTATGGCTGCTTACAGCGCCGCTATAAGCAAAACCAAAGACATTAAACTGTCTAATTAAGGATATATAGAGGGAGATAAAAACATATGTACTTATCTGAAACACACGAAAAAAAATGGCAGCCAGTGTTAGAACATCCTGATTTACCAAAAATCACAGATGCTTATAAACGTGCCGTCACCTCAGTTATATTAGAGAACCAAGAAAGAGCTCAGAAGGAAGATAACGCATATCTTGCTGAAGCAGCTCCTACAAACGCAACTGGTAGTGCTGTTGCGAACTGGGATCCAATCCTAATTTCTCTAGTAAGAAGAGCTATGCCGAATTTAATAGCTTATGACATTGCAGGTGTTCAACCAATGACTGGTCCAACTGGACTTATTTTCGCTATGAGAAGTAGATATACTTCACAAACTGGTGGTGAATCATTCTTTGACGAAGCTGATACAGACTTTAGTGGTAGAAATGCTGCTGGATCATCTGTTGATGGTTTCTCGGAAAATGCTCACTCTGGTTCAAACCCAGGAGTCCTAAACGATGGATCACCTGGAACGTACACTACTGGTGGCGCTATGACTACAGCGAAAGCTGAAGCTCTAGGTGACGCAAGTGGTAACGCTTTTGCTGAAATGGCTTTCTCAATTGAGAAATCTACGGTAACTGCTAAATCAAGAGCTCTTAAAGCTGAATACACAATGGAACTTGCTCAAGACTTGAAAGCAATCCACGGTTTAGACGCTGAAACAGAACTTGCTAACATTCTATCTGCTGAAATCCTTGCGGAAATCAATAGAGAAGTTGTTAGAACGATTTACATTAATTCAGAAAAAGGCGCTCAAACTGGTAACGTAACCAACGCTGGTATCTTTGATTTAGATACTGACTCAAATGGAAGATGGTCTGTTGAAAGATTCAAAGGACTTATGTTCCAACTTGAAAGAGATGCTAACAGAATCGCACAAAGAACACGTAGAGGAAAAGGTAATATAATTATCTGTTCTTCAGACGTAGCTAGTGCTCTTCAAATGGCAGGCGTTTTGGATTACACTCCAGCTCTTAACAACAATCTAAACGTTGATGACACAGGTAATACATTTGCTGGTGTTCTTAACGGAAGATTTAAAGTATACATTGATCCTTATTCAGCAAACTCTACTGCTAAGCAGTACTATGTTGTTGGATACAAAGGAACATCTCCATATGACGCAGGATTATTTTACTGTCCATATGTACCATTACAAATGGTTAGAGCTGTTGGTCAAGATACTTTCCAACCGAAAATTGGATTTAAAACTAGATATGGTCTAGTTGCAAACCCATTCGCAGAAACAGGTGCTCAATCTGGTGCTGCTACGGCTGTTAATGACGCAGGAAGTGCTAACTCAAACAGATATTACCAAAAAGTACAAGTAGCGAACTTGATGTAATATTGGTTGATTTTCATTGAAAATCACAGATTTAAAGGCGAGGCATAAAAACCTCGCCTTTTTTTTGGCCTATTAAACTCATATAAATAGTAGTATGACTACAGACAATTCTTACAAAAGACAACCAACAAAGTTTGATTATGCAAGTCCAACGCAATTTAAGTTTTCTATTCTCA